GCGCTCCCGCCCCGGTCGCCGCGCCGGTCGCCTACGATGTCCGCCTGCCGAACCCGCCGATGCCGCGCCGCCGCACCGCCCGCTGACCACCGCCGCGAGAGGGGCGCCGCTGTGGCGCCCCGCGCACCACGAGAGGAGCACCGCCATGACGCAAGACATCGTTCAGGACGCCATGTACCGCCTGTGGGCAGACCCCGAGGATCGAGCCGCGATGGAGATCATCATCGACGAGCTCGAGGAGTCGACCTTGGTGCCGCGCCGGTATATCGTCGACTACCTGGTGCAGCTGCCGTGGACCCTGAAGCCATGGCTGACGATCGACATCGTGCGGCACACGCTCGTGGGCGACTACAACGATCCCGACCCGGTCGCCGATGACGATCGCGAGTACCGCTGGCAGGTCGCCAACGATCTGCAGTACCTGAACCGCTGACCACCGCCGCGAGAGGGGCGCCGCTGTGGCGCCCCACGCACCACGAGAGGAGCACCGCCATGACGACCACGACCACCAGCAGCACACAGATCGTTCCGGACTGGCAGCTGATCGCCACCATCACCGTGACCACGTGGCGCCCGTGGACCGACGCCGAGGCCAACTCGATGAGCACTGCCGTCCTCGCCACCTGCCTGGGCGCGATGCCGGGCGATGCGACGTGGGACCGCGTCGTGGTCGAGCTGCCGCGCCAGCGCCTGGCGCTGATCCGCGACATGCTGCGCGAGCGCTGGGGCATCCTCGGCTGGCGCAACGCCCGCAGCGGCGACATCCGCACGGTGTCGCTGAGCCTGCCGGAGCCCGAGGCGCGGGCGCTGTACGAGGTGCTGCGCGCGGTGCCGCTCAACTGGCGCGTCGAGATCCACGTGCGCCGCCCTGTGCGGATGTGAGCGCCACGCTGCCAAAGCCCGGGCATCATCGCCCGGGCTTCACCGTTTCGTCGATCCTGGGCCGTCTGAGCGGCCCTACAGCCCGGAGGTGCATCATGGTTCCACCCCCGCCGCCGCCCGCCGAAGTCCGCACCGTCGACCAGCTCGACGTGTGGTGGACGCTGGCCATCGCCGGACGCGAGAGCGAGTACCCGTGCCTCGACGCGATCATCGAGCGCGAGTCGCGCTGGGTGCCGCAGGCGCTCGGCGATGCCGGCGCGAGCGTCGGCCTGGCGCAGCGCCACATGCCGACGCACGGGGCACCACCACGGCCGTGGATGGTGCCAGACCAGACCCGATGGTTCATGGACTACGCCGATCGCCGCTACGGCGACCTGTGCGCCGCGTGGCGCGCATGGCAGCGACAAGGATGGTGGTGACATGATCCCGACCGAAGACGCCGAGCAGCTCGCCGTGGTGGCGTGGTGCGAAGGATATGCGCTCGCCGACGCGCGCGCCAGGCTGCTGCTGCACGTGCCGAACGGCGGCCAGCGGCACATCGCAACGGCCGCGCGACTGCGCCGCCTCGGCGTGCGCCCCGGCGTGCCCGATCTGCTGCTGCCCGTGGCCGTGGCGCCGTACCACGGCCTGTGGATCGAGATGAAGCGCCGCAAGGGCGGCCAGGTCAGTGCCGACCAGCACGGCTGGATGGACGCGCTGCGCGCCGAGGGCTACGCCGTCGCCGTGGCGCGTGGCGCCGACGAGGCGATCGAGATCATCATCGCGTACCTGGGAGGCACGTATGCCCAGTAAGTCGCCGACGATCGCGCCGCGGCAGTGTATCCGCTGCGGCGTGCAGTTCACGCCACGCGCGCGCAACGGCGTGCGCTGCGCCGGCTGCAGGAACCGCTACAAGCCCCTGCGCCGCTGTCGCGTGTGCGACACGCCGCTTTACCGGCAGAAGTGCCCGCAGCGCGTGGTCTGCGGGCCGTGCCACGAGCGTCTGCGGGCGCAGAACCGCGTCTACTGCCGCACCTGCGGCCAGATCGGCGTGCTGCGGCGGGACACCACCGTCCCGCTGAACCCGAAGCGCTCGATCGCGCGCTGCTACGACTGCGCCATGCGCACCCAGCGCCCCTACCAGCGCCAGCGCTACGAGCTGCGCAAGAGCGCCGGGATCAAGGCGCCGCGGACGCTGCCGGTGTATCGACATCAGACCGACGCCGAGCGCACGCGCATCGCGGCGCTGCTCGACAGCGGCCTGACGCAGCGGCAGGTCGCCGCCAAGCTTCGCCTCAACGTCCTGCGCGTGCGTCACGTCGTGCGACGTGGTGCCGCCGTGTCACTGAAGGGTAGATCCGATGGGTCGTCATGGTCGGAGTGGTTGACCCAGAAGGAGCTGATCCGGATCTTCGAGCACGCCACGGTCATGCGCGTGGCGATGTGGCGCAGCTACGGATTCCCGATGCGCCGCTACGGCACGGATCATGCCAGCGGGCAGGCGTACATGTGGGTGATCCACGAGGACGATCTGGAGACGTGGATTCAGGATCGCAACTCGTGGGTGCTGTGGGACATGGACGACATCGTGGACGACTGGTGGCGGGCCATCGCGCTCGCGGCCCGGCCACCGGGCAGCCCCGGCTGGCTGCCGATCGGCGTGGCCGCGAGCCTCTGGGGACTGGCGCGCTCCGGCGCTGCGCGACGGGTCACCGACAGACGCTACACGGGCCGCGTCCTGACGATGCGCTCCACCAGGTGGCTGTGGAGCGAGGACGTCGTCGCCCACGCCCTGCAGCACGACGGCCGTGTCATCGTGGCCCCGACCGTGCCGCGCAACGCCACGCGGTATGGCACGAGCAACACCAACCTCGGCGCCTATCAGAACCGGCGGCGATCACGGCAGATCGCAGGTGATGCACTCCGGGCCGTCCCAGTGGCCCGCTGATGGCGTCAGGCTGCCCTGCGCCGGCCACTGGGGGGCGGTGGCCGGCGTCGGCAGCGGGGTCAGCGTCGGCGCGGCGACGATCGGCAGATGCTGCCGGTACACTGCTGGCGAATAAGTCGCGCGCGCCGTCGCCAGCCACAGCGCCGCCGTCAGCAGTATCGCACACACCACCAGCCGCCTCATGGCCGCACCACGTCCTGCAGCCGGGGCGGCGCCTTCTCGGGCACGATCTCGATGCGATCGGCGATCGCGTCGTAGCGGGTCTCGATCACGCGGAACTGGCGCAGGCGCGCCAGGCCGTCGACGCCGATGAAGGGCAAGCTCAGGAGCTGCACGGCGTCGCCGGCGCGCACGCGGTAAGGATCGACGATCGCGCCGAGCAGCGTCACGCGCGATGGCACGATGGCGATCTCCGGGATCGGTGTTGATGCGTTGTCGAGCTCGGTCCTGACCACGTCATCGATGAACGTACTGGCGGGCGCCTCGATGAATGTCTGCCTCGTCAGGTCGAGCTGTCTGACACTATCGGCGTTCGTGAGCGTGGTGCTGCGCGTCTGGCGGCCATCAATGGCGGTCTGCAGTGCGTAGCCGCTGTTGAACACGTTGGTGTTCAGCCGATCCATGGTCATGGTGTCGAGCTCGATCTGCCACGTGCGCTGCACCTCGGTGGCATCGCGAATGAACACGACGCGCTGATGGTCGACGCCCCACACGAACGGCACAATCCCATTGCCTGGCCGTGTCAGCTCGTCCATGATGTCGCCGGGGCGTTGATCGAGATACACAATGGTGTCGGGGTACCCCACCTCGCTGATGATGTCCATCTGATCGGCGCTCGGCACCAGCTGGCCCGGGTTCAGCGCGTTGATGCTGGCGATCAGATCCGTCGGGATCTCGATGGGGTTCGCACCGCCCTGAGCCCACGACACGGCAAAAACCCCCGACATGCGCACGTAAAACTCGTCGGTGCTGGCGACGGTGACGGTGCTCGTCGGCACCAGCCCGGCATAGACCACCGTCACGCCATCGGATGGCAGCACGGTGAACAGCGAGATGACGCTCACATCAGTGGCAGGCCCGGCAATGGTCGTAACCGTCGTCTCGACGCCACCGACGCTCTGCGCATGACTGACGCGCACACTGATGCCCGCTGGTATGTTGTACTCGAGAATCACGCGCGCCTCAGTGATCGAGCGCGAGGATCGGCTCGGCGTCACGTAGCGCCAGCGTCCGCGCATGGACGTGGTGTAGCGTCGCGCCTGCATCGAGACGCCGATCTCGGCGTCGTTGCTGATGCGATTGTACAGATCCATGCGCTCGCCGCTGCCGCCGTCCAGCGGAACCCATTCGGTAAGCCGCTGGTCTTGCCACATTGCCGTGTACAGCGTGTCGTACATCGCCGTGCGGTATCCCAGCGCCTGTATGCGCACGCTCGTCGCGCTCTCGACGCTGACGCCAGCGCCGGTGACGCGTCCCTGCCACAGGGCCTCGCCGCCCCGCGATACCCGCACGTGCAGGATGTCGCGCCGGTCGAACAGGCTCATCGCGTCGCGCGGCGCCACCAGCGCCGTGTAGGTCAGGTCCTTGTCTCCACCGGTGTCTGTCGCCCACTGCAGCTGCGTGATCATCGCCGTGTGGTCGGCGACCAGCGCGCCCGTCGGTGACTCGTAGAGGCCAACCTGGTAGTTCATTCTGGCACCACGTAGGCTGCGCGTCGCCGCACCGACCAGTTCTGCGTGACGGCGACATACTGGATGGAGCTGGAGATAAACGTGCCGTAGATGCTGCCCGTCGCCGGCGCCTGGTGGACGGCGAGGTCGCCGTAGGCGAGCGTCGCTGGGTACTGCAGCGCGTCAGCGCTGGTGCGGATGTCCGCCGTCGGCCGTGGCGTCACGGTGGGGCGGTGGTACGTGACCACGCTGTCCCCGCTGTAGCCGGTGGTGTAGCCGTCGAGGTAGATCGCCGCGTTGTACTGGCGCGGATAGAACGCATACAGCGCCGCGATGTCGATGATGTCGCCGATGGTGCTCGTGCCGCGCGAGATCGTCAGACGTATGCGCGTGAAGTTCCCGCGCAGCGGAAAATACCCCATGTGCACCACGTAGACCTGCTCAGTCGAGATCGCCGCGATCTCGATCGGCACCGGCGGACCCTCGACCTCCCACGTGGTGCCGCTCGGCCCGAGCATTGTCACCTGCAGCGTCCACGGCTCCGTGCTGGTCGACACCAGCGCCGTGGCGATCGTCAGGTACAGATCGAAGTTCCCGGCCAGAGAACTGCCGAGCGTGAGCGTGGTGCTGTCGCTGGCCACGCTGGCGCTGGTCTGCGTGAAGCGCAGGAAATTGATCGAGATGCCCGGCGGGAACGCGTAGGTGCCGATGGCCACGGTGCCCATCGCCATGCCGGGCGGCAGCGCGGTGTAGATCGCCGTCGTGCCCGTGGTGAAGTCCCCGTCTGTGCCAGTCGCCGCTCCGAACGTCGAGGCGTCGATCGTGACCAGATCCGCCGTCGCGGCGTGCATCAGCAGCAGGCCACGCACGCGCGGCTCCGGGCCGGTGACGGGCGTCAGCGCGACCTCGATCGGCGACGGCGTGTGGTGCGAGCCGAGCGCAAACGCCGTCGTGGTGCGCGCCGCCACGTTCGACGCCGTCACCGCCGTGCTGGTCGGGTTCAGCCACAGGCCGCGGCGGCGGAATGCAATCGTGATCGCCGAGATCTCGTTGATCAGCAGCAGGTCAGCCCAGTCGGCTGGCAGGCCACCGCCGCCGCCGTCGGGGCCGAGGATCGCCGCGTGCAGCACGACGCCCGCCGTCAGCGTGCTGCCATCGATGCGGATGCGCAGCGTCACGGCCGTCACGTCCTCGCCGCGTGCCCAGCGCCGCGCCTGGTCGAGCAGCCGCAGCGTGTTGCGCAGGTCGGGGATCGCGTTGGCGCCGGTCGCGGTCACCGTGATGGTCTCGGTCACGTCATCGTACGGGCCACGTCCGCCGAGGTCGCTGATCTGCGGCGGCGAGACGGCCAGTGGCCAGCCACCGGCGGCCAGGTACAGCGCGTTGCCGGAGATCAGGTTGACCGTCGTCGTGCCGTCGGAGATCGACAGGGTCTGCATCAGATACCTCGCGGAAGCTGCGACTGCACGATGCCGCGTCGCGCCGCCTCGTCCATGCCACGCGTCACGGCGCGCTCGATGGCGTCGATGTCGCGCTGGTCACGCACTGAGCCGATGTTGATCACGATGCCGGCAGCTGATGCCGAGCGAATGATGGGCAGCCCAGTGGTCGGTGGCACTGGCAGCGCTGGCAGCGGTGCTGTGTTGGAGAATGCAGGAACCGTGACACGATTCGGATTGCCACTGAGCTGATTCGCGGTATTGATCCCGGTCACGACCGGCTGCACGATGTTTTTGAATACGTTCTCAGCCTGAGATCGAATGCCGAGGATCAGCGATCGCATGATGCTTTCGCCCACGTACTGCATCGTCGTGCCGATCTGCAATCGCACCGTGCCGGCCAAGTATGCGCGCATCGCCTCGAACTGATCCCGCACAGCCACCTGCAGCCCTGGCGACGTTGCGACGGTGCTCTTGAGCGAGTCACTGATGGCCGTGACGATGACGGTGCCGACGCTCTTCGCGGCATCGAGCAGCGTCGTCGACCTGGCGACGGTGTCTCTAAGGAACGTGCCGAGACCGTCAAAGACCGCTCCGACGATCGACGACAGACCACTGCCCGCCTCTTCGAGTCGCGTCTTGACGCTATCCACGATTGACGCGCCAGCAGCTGCACCGCTCTCGGTGCGTGCGCCGAGCCACGTGCTCAGTCCAGCGAAGGCATTGCTGGCCGCCTTCGTCAGACCGTCTGCGGTGTTCGACATGCGCGTCCCGAGCGAATCGACGATGCTCTTGCCAGTGCTGGTTCCGCTCTCGGTGCGACCGCTGAGCCACGTCTTTAGCGCATCGAACCCTTTCGCCGCAGCGCCGATGACCAGTCCAGCCGGGCCGATAAGCGTCGCCAGCAGCGATGCGACGATTGTCTGAGCGATGGCTCCCGCATCGATCCTGAACGAGCTGATCCACGTCTTGACTCTATCGAACGCATCGGTGATGTTCTTGACCAGGCCGTTGCCTGTATTGGTCAGCCAGTTGAACAGCGACGTGACAATACTCTTGGCAATTGATCCTGCGTCCTGCGTATGTCTCGACAGCCACGTCTTGACGTAGTTGAACGCATCGGTGACGTTCTTGACCAGACCGTTGCCAGCGCTGGTGAGCCAGTTGAACAGCGACGTGACAATACTCTTGGCAATTGGTCCTGCGTCCTGCGTATGTTTCGACAGCCACGTCTTGACTCTATCGAACGCATCGGTGACGTTCTTGACCAGACCGTTGCCAGCGCTGGTGAGCCAGTTGAAGAAGCTATCGACCAGCGACTTTGCGCTCTTCTCGGCATCGATCTTGCCGTTTGTGCCATTGAGCCAGTTCTTGACGGAGTTCCATGCCTCGACTACTTTGACGAGCAGTGTTGCAAGGAATCGTGCGACGGAATCAACGCCAGCTTTGAACGCATTGCCGATTGCATTCGCGATCTGTGGAGCGAGGCCAACCAGGAACGTCAGGATGCCGCCGAAGATCGTTCTGATGAAGTTCCACAGAGCGTTGACGATGCTCATGATGGCGTCGCCAGCACCTTTCCAGTCCCCACGAATCAGTGCGAGGATCAGCTCAACCGCTCCGCGCAGCACCTTCATGCCGGTCTGGAATGCGAGTAGCAGCACGCCGAAGATGACGCCGACGACCTGCAGAATCTGCGCGCCGTATTTGTTCCAGTAGGCGACGATCTGCTTGAGCACTGGCTCGACGAGCGCGACGATAATCGCAAACACCGTTCGGAAGATTGCCACGATGTCGTTCAAGATGTCGGTGACAATCGTGACCACCTCCGGGAAGTCGCGCTGCACCGTCTCGACCAGCGTCTTGATGCCGATGCCGATTGCGCCGACGGCCGCTACGACCGCGCCACCGATGAGGACTACCTTTGCGATCGGTGCCACGATGGCGATGAACGCCGCCACCAGCGCGCCACCGACGACGCCTGCCAGCGTGACCAGGATCGGCACCAGGTTGTTCATGACGAACGTGACGATGGGTCGCAGCGTCGCGGAGATCTCGCGGCCCTTGCCGACGAACTGATCAATGCTTGGGATGAGCAGATCGATGTTGTCGAGGAATGTCGCAAGCGGATCGCTGGACGACGACACCATCACAGCCAGGTCGCGCATGCCCTCGATGAACAGCACGGTGTCGGCGACGATCTCCTTGACCGTGTCGGCGAACTCCTGGAACTCCGGCTCAGCCATGACCTCCATGACATCTTCGAGGCTCTGCGAGAGCAGATCGAAGATCGGCTTGGCCGCGTCGGCGGCCATGAGCTGCAGGTTCTCGATAATCCGATCAGCGCGACCGTTGAACGTGTTGGCCTGCGCGCTGACCAGATCCATGCCGATGCCGAGGCCGGACATCACCGTGCGAACGATGTCGAGCGCTGGCACGCCCTGTTCTTTGAGCTCATTGATCGCTGCTCGTGGCAGATTGAATCGCTCGATGACCGACGTGAAGTCGCCTGCCACCGCCTCACGCAGCGCGTAGGCCGCGCCATTGATGCCCTCGGCCATGTTGCTGGCACCGAGCTGCTCAGCGACCGTCATCAGATCATCGACCGGCACGAATGCCATCTTCGATGCCGGAATAAGGCCCTGCACAGCCTGCGCCATCTGATCAAACGAAAACACGCTATTGGCAGCACGCCCCTGCAGCATCGCCATGATGCGCTCGGTCTCTTCGGCGCTGCCAGTGTATGCCTGGATGACGGCCTGCGACGACTCGAAGCTCGCATTGAGGTTGATGGCGTCGCGCGTCACGCCAACTGCTGCACCAGCAATCGCGCGCAGCGCATCGCTTGCCAATTCGACGGTCGACTGCAGCGTGGCAGCTCCGGCATTCGCTGACAGCATGCTGCCGGTGATGTTGCGCATACCGGCGCTGATCTGATCCTGCAATCTGACGATGACGTTGAGGATGCTGGTCGCCACTATCGTCTCCGGCTGGCTTGCTTCTGCTCTGCCTCGCGGTGATTGGACTGCGCCTCGTACGCCGCCATGATCTCGTCCATCGCGTCAGGATCGAGATCGTCCACGTCGGCCAGGTTCAGTGTCGCCACCTCCATGAGCAGCAGCGAGATGTGCGCGTCGTACTGCCCTGCTGTCACTGCGCGTCCGTTGAACCGGCTGCGCCAGCGCATGATCAGCTCTCCGCGTTTGGGCTTCGGCGCGTGTTGCGATCGCCGATCTCCTGCAGCACGCGCTCCACGAGTGGCTCCTGCGGGTCGAGGTCGCCGATGTTGTCCGCCGTGCATGGCACGCCGGCGAACGACGGCCCCTGCCACGACAGGATGTTCTTGCGCAGCAGCGCGATCTGGTAGACGCCCACGTCGATCTCGACATCTGGCGTGCTGCTGCGCCCGTTGACGCGGCTGGTCGAGACACTGGTGGCCTCGCTCTGCACCGCCTGCTGCACGGCGACGCTCATGCGCGAGCGGATCCAGATCACGTCCATGTCGGGGGTGATGGCGGCCTCGGCGATCTCTCCGTGCTGAGTGATCGCCGACTTCCCTCGAGCGAACATGGCGAAACTCCTTACAGTGCGGTCCGCGCGTTGCGCACCACGATCTGGCAGTCGCTGGTCAGTGTGGAGTCGTAGATGCCCTCGATGGTCAGCTCGACCGTGCGGTTGCTGTCGGCGTTGGTGCCCCAGCTCAGCGCCTCGAACGGACCGGCGGTGTCGACCTGGACGTAGTGGTTGAAGCCGCTCTCGATCACCGCGCCGTTGTGCCGGACGCGCACCTTCACGGTGTCGTGGGCCAGCCACTGGTCGTACTGCGTGAAGTCGGGCAGCTCCATCACGATCGTGGTGGTGATGCCGATGACGCGGCTGCGCCCGGTGCGCGAGAAGTCGAGCGTCGCGGTATCGCCGCCGCCGAGGTACTTGAAGGTGACGCCGGTGCGCAGCGTGTGCGACGCGCTCACCAGTCGCCCGGTGACGGCCGTGGTGCCGAACGCCGAGCTGGTGTCGATCCACAGCGACATCATCTGGCCCGGGAGCATCGCCCCGGCGATCGCCGCCGGGGCCGAGTCCGCCGGGCTGTTCGTCGCCAACTTGCGGCACTCGCCGTTGCCGCTGAAGGTCAAGACGCCGTCCTCGGCGGACGCGTCGTTGGACAGCGTCGCCTCGAGGAACATCGCGTAGGCGCCGATGAGCTGCCGTACCGAGCTGTCGCCGAACCACAGCGTGTACGACTCCAGATTGTCGCTGGCCATGGTGCGCACAAAGGCCCAGTCCCGCGTGTTCGTTGCGCCGCTTGGGGTGGTCGCCGCCGTGACGTTGCCGTCGAGGATCCCGTTGAGCAGGAACGGCAGCATCGACGTGTCGATGGGGCCCTCGGTGATCTCGAACGTGGCGCCGGTGCGCGTCATGACGGTGCGGAACGCCTCGGCGAGGACGCCGCGCGACTCCGCCGGACGGTTGAGGCTCTTCGTGGGCGTCACCGAGCCGCCCAGGTGAATCAGGTGCGTCGGCGCTGCGATCGCCGTGCCCCGCGTGGATTCGATCGACGCCAGCAGCGTCTCAAAGGCTAGCTCGACGGCCATTGAAGCCCTCCCTAGGTTATCGCGATCGGATGACGGTGAACTGATACGATCCGCCTGTGATACCAGACAGACCCGTAAACTGCAGATATGCGGTGCGCAGCGATCCGTACTCCATGGCCAATCGCGCAATCGTGTTTGCAGCCATACTGACGCTGGCAGTGTATGCCGCGCCTTCGCTGTTGACCATTGAGAGCACACGACTTGCGCCGGCGGCATTGGTGAACGTCGCCTGAATGACCGAACCATTGGGTAGGTAGCTGATTTCGACTCCACTAGTAGCTGGGGCTATCAGCCATTGGATCAGGACCGCGACCGTGTTGTATCCAGCATTGACCACTGGGATCTCCCAGAAGATGGTTCGCGCTCCGCCGGCACCCGAAGTGAACAGGAAATCATTTGCGACGCCCTGCGTCGCACCATTATTCAGCACGTCGTTGACTTCGCCGCTCGGCAGTGGCGGAATATGTGTCCCGGTGGGATTCGTGGTGTTATACGTGCTGACGCGGTATCGTGCCAGCGCGAGTGTATCCTCGTTCGCGATGGTCACCGGCAGCGAGTCGCTACGGTTCTGCACGCCAATCAGTGGATTGCCACTGGTATCGACCAGCACCGCCGCCCCGGCGAGGTTGCCGCTGCCCACGTCGATGGCCCGCACCGTGCGTGTGGTCGTGCCCGACGGGGCCGACGTGGGTTCCAGGATGTCGTAGTTGTCTGCCATGCTATCCCCTCAGCCGCTTGTCATGCACGTTGGTGGCGATGTCGACGGTGCGATACTCGCTGCCGTCGGCGACGATCCAGCCGGTCGTGATCGTGTCGATGGTCGCGCCGCTGCCGGCAGTGATCAGCCCGGCCAGCGTCCGGTTGGTGTCGACGTCCATCAGATCGAGCGCCGCGCTCACGTAGTACCGCACATCGCGCTCGGCCTGCTCAGTGTCGCGCCACGACAGCATTATACGGGTGATCAGACGATACCGCACGGCCACGAGGCGCGTGTTGCTGCCCGCGCTGGTCGTCGCGTCGGTGCGCTCGACGCTGTCCAGCAGGGTGTACAGCATCGGCGGCGCCTGCACGGCGCGTGGCTCGTAGGCCAGCGTCGCCGTGATGCCCGTCATCGTCGACCACACGTGGTTCAGATTGGCGACGATGTCCTCGAGGCGATAGCTCATGCGCCACCCACGATGGCCTTGCCGGCCTTGTCGATCTCGCCGCGGATCTTGTCCTGGCTGTCCTCGAGCGCCCACACGAGGAACGGGCGATGCTTGTGCACGTACTTGCCATAGACCACGTTGGTGCCCACGATGCCGCGCTGCTCCGAGCGCTGCACCTGGCTGGTGATCGATCGCCGCAGGTTGCCGGTGAGCACCGGCGTGTAGCGCCCCGACGTCATGTCGCGCGAGACGCGCCCGCCAGCGTACCGGATCGGGCGTGGCCTGGCCGTGCGCGGCCCAGCCTCCTTCGTGCGCGCCAGCACGAGCGCTGTGGCGCGCGTGAGCAGGCGAGTCAGGATCTCCTCCTGCCGCGCCGGATCGAGGTTGGCCAGCAGGCGATCGAGCCCGTCGATGGTGATGCGATCGGCGGTCACGTCACCACCTCGCGCCACTGCGCCCGCGCACGGTGGATGACCATGCGCTGCGTCGCGTTGATGCCGCCCACGTAGCTGACAGCGCCGCCGCCCTCGACGCCCTGCGTCTCGCTGTACAGTCCGCGGTCGCGCTGGCGCCACGCGTTGACGGCCAGCTCGAGCGCGACCTGCTGCACGTCTGCCGGCGCCGGGCCGTAGCCCCACACTGCCGTGATGCGATACGCCGCATGCGCGCGCCACCGTGTCTCGGCGTCGGCGGCGATCAGGTAGCCGGCCTTCTGCACGTAGTCGTCGGGATCGATGGTCGTGCCGGTCGTCGACGTGAGCTTGGCCACCTCGACGACGGCCGTGACGCTGCCGTGCTGGTGCGCCGGCAGGCGCATGTAGGTCGTGCGATACGGCTCGCTGCGCACGACCTCGGCGGAGGCCGCGCCGTACGCTGCGTACTCGACGGGCAGCAGCGCGCTCTCAACCATCGCGCAGGCCCGATCGAGGATATCCTGCAGCAGCGCATCGAGCGCCACCGCGACGGTGACCGACGGCGTGGTGCCGCCGGTGAGGCTGTTGGTGCCCAGCGTGAGCGGCGACGCGATCCGGGCAGATCGCGCCGACCACACCACCAGGTAGGGCCCGCCCGCCGAGCCGTACACCGTGACCGGTGCCGCATCGCCGGACGTCGCGGCCACCGTCGTGATCGCCGCCTGCACCGTCGCCGGCGTGGCGTTGTATGCGATCGCGACTGTGGCCGTGCCCTGGTAGACCAGCGTGTAGGTGCCGCCCGTCGGCGCCCCGGTGACCGTGACGCGCTGCGCGGCGCGATCCGGCACCTGGTCGAGATACTCGCGCAAGTCCGTCACGGTCAGTCCGAGTGCCATGTCAGAACTCCATGATCGTGACGCGGACGACGTGCGTCGACGACGGCACAATGCCGTACAGCGTCTCGCCGGGCGGGATCTGGATCTCCGTCATGACCTTCGATGACGAGGTCAGCGTGAACCCGGCGCCGGCCACGACGGTTGCCGGGCCGAGCGTCACGTCCTGCCCGCCGCTGTCGCTGAACAGGTGGATGTGGCAGCCATTGCTGGCCGCCGTGTGGATCGCTGTCGGGCTCGTGGTGATCGTGACCGACTTCGCCGTGATCGGCATGGCGCCCTCCGTCAGACCAGCGACCAGCTGATGTACGCGTTGCCGACCAGCCCCGCCGATGCGCCGCTGGCCACCGAGCCGGTGACGAACTGCGTCGACGTGACCTTGCGCGACATCGAGCCGTTGGTGCCGGCGTTGGTGGCGCTGTTCAGCACCTTCGCCGCCGAGGCCAGCGACTGCCCGTCGAGCAGCGTGTCGTTCAGCGTGGTGGCGTTCGCCGCGACGCCGACATCGATGGTGCATGCGCCGGTGGTGAACGTCGTCACGTCGAGGATCACCGAGTGCACGATGATCGCCGCGCCCGCCGGGTTCGCCCACGCGAAGACGCCGCCCGCGGTGTCGACGGCCGCCAGCGCGACCTTGTCGACGCGGATCAGGCCGTTGAGCGTCGCGCCGCTGGCCGCCAGTGTGCCGGAGACGGTGAGCGTACCACTCACCGTCTGGCTGCCACCGACGACCCACGACTCCCCGCCCTGCTCCTGGTAGTTGGAGCTGTTGTAGGTCATCGTAGTCCTCCTTACGCGCCGCTGACGACCTCAGCCGCCGCCGCCGCCGTGCTCGAGAGCGCCGCCGGGGCCAGGCGCGGGCCGTACCGGATCGCGATGACCTCCCCGAACGCGATGTTGGCCGTGGCGCTGGTGCGCACCGCCTGCACGTACCGCTGGCGCGGCTCGCGCACATCGACGATCAGGATCTTGCCGTTGACGTCGTCGTTCACCGCGCAGGTGACCGCCGCCGATGCGCCGGTGATCAGCGCCATGCCGGTGTCGCTGTCCGCGGTGTTCTGCTCGACCTTCAGCGTCGCGACGCCCGTCGCTGCGCTGTCGGTGATCGTGGTGACGAACAGGACGCCGTCCCAGCCCTGCATGTCCAGCCGGGTCGAGTTGCTGTCGGTGTTGTTCGCGTTGGAGATCGCCGCGCCGACGTACGCGACCTCGACGTTCTCGTTGAGCTGCCCGATGTGTGCCATGGGTTCCTCCTCAGGCCAGCTTCAGGCGCTGGAATGCCTCGGCGAGCACGGGCTGCCCGTCGACGTACGTGCGACCGATGTAGCCGATCTGATCGGTGCTGGCGTAGAGCTCGGCGAGCACCTGCAGCTCGTAGCGCCCCGTCTCGGCGATGTAGTAGTACGAGAAGTCACCGATGATGGCGACATACAGGCCGGCGGTGTAGGTGTTCGGCGCGTACTCGCTGACCAGGTACGGCACGTCCGCGATGGTCGGCGGCAGGCCCTGCGTGATGCCACCGCCCGGTCCAAGCCCCGGCGACCACAGGTAGTTGCCCGAGCCGTCCTTCAGCTTGCGGATCCGCGCGATGGTGTCGCGGTGCATCACCCAGCGCGTCGCCGGGCGCGACCAGTAGGCCGCCTTCAGCGCGTGCTTGGTGTCAAGGATGTTGTCCGCGGTGAACGACGTACTCGCCGACGCCGTGGTGTCACGCGAGGTCGGGATGCCCTGCACCGACGCGGTGAACACGCCGAGCGGCTGGCCGCTGGCCCCGGTGCCGGTCAGGAACGCCTTCTCCTCGGTGATGCCGAACTTGTAGGCGAGCCGGGCCTGCACCCACTGCTCGATGTTGACGCGCGACTGGTTCACCAGCGTGCGGCTGATCTTGACTTCCTTGCTGAGCCGCGTAGGCCGCAGCGTGCGGAGGCCGGTGCGCATCGCCGTGTCGGTGGTCACGCTCGCCACCTCGGTGAGCCAGTCGGCGTCAGCCGGATCGGCGTCCCACGTCGGGGCGATCAGCTCGGTGCCGACGTCCATCGGGATCACCGTGGCCAAACGCCGCAGGTACACCTCGTCGTCGATGAACTTGATGATGCCGTTGGCCAGCACCGCCGGAGCGACGAGGTAGCCGCCCTGCGCATCGACGCCCGCCGACAGGTCCTTGCGCTCGGCGGCGCTCAGCATGCCGCCCTTGAACCAGTTGCGCACGAGCTGCAGCTGGCGCTGCTCCACGTCGCTGCCCGACGCGGCGCCGCCGATGCCGAGGCGCTGCTGCGGCGCGCTCAGCTGGGCCATCGCCGACGCTGCCGCCGCATCGCGCTCCAGGCGCTTGGCGTCGGCCATCTTGGCGTCGAACTGCTCCATGATGCGGTCGTACTGGGCCGAGTCATCCGCGCTCAGCCCCTTCGGGTTCTCCAGCAGCGATCGCGCGCGGCCGTAGAGCTCCGTCGCCTCGTTGTACAGGCTCTGGGTGTTCATGAGGTTCTCCCACTCCGCAGCAGCGCCAGTGCCGCCGCTGCTACCCGCAGTTGGCGTTCTCGACCATCCACCGGCAGAGCGGGTGCGACACGCGCGGCGCGCTCCTCGTCGGGATCAGGCTGATTGATCAGGCGCACACTGGTGGCGCCGAGCTCGATCGCCGCCTCGGCGATCTGGTTGATAAGCTGTGTGTCGCGCGTCGAGTGCCGTGCCCCGGCCTTCATCGCCGCCCGCAGCGCGTGCAGCAGTGTGCCCAGCGGCATCGTCGTGCTCCGCGCCTTCGCCGCGACCGTGGCGCTGTTCGCGCCCCAGTTGACGTCGCTGGTCTCGTAGAGCTTCAGCTCGCGCAGGTTGCGGATCACGCCGAGCGGGCTGCTGGCGTTCTCCTCGAAGTCGAACCGCACGGCGTCGAAGGCGAAGCTCATCTCGAGCGGCGCGCCGCTGCGGATCGCCGTCAGCACCTCGTTGGCGCGCGGCGTGTCGAGGTACGTCCGCGTCACCTCGGCGCCGCCCGTCGCCGTCGGGGCGCGCATCAGCACCTCCGCCGGCAGCGCCTGGCGCGGCACCTCGCGGATCGAGTCGATCAGCGCGATCGGCGGCGCGTCCATGTCGTGCTGCCACAGATGCAGCACGCGCCCGGCACGCTCCGACAGCGTCTTCGAGAACGCGCCGTTGTGGATGATGTCGGCGTAGCTGTCCATGTTGCCGAACACCGAGAAGATGCCGGTCACCGTGCGATCATTGATCGACGACGGCATCAGGAAGCCCGCCTTGCGCTCGTGGCGCGACGCGTTCAACCACGTCTTCGTGCGTGCGTCGCTCTCTTGCATGCTTGCCACCTGCTCCTCCGCCCAGCGCTGCGCCCGCTCCGACTGGCGCCGCGTGCCACCGCCCCACAGCGCGTGCGCGACGACGCCCGGCGACGGGTAGTCCTCGTGGTCCGGGTTCGCCGCCGGCGCGTCGAGGTCGGCCATGTGCCGCGCGAACCACGCCGCCATCCGGACGGCCTTGTCCTCGCTCACGAACCCGTCGGCCATCTGCCGCGCCTCGCGGATCGTGCGCTCGACCACGCCGTCGCCCGACAGGCCGTCGCGGTGCCACTCGAGGCCCCGCCGCGCGTTCGCGCGCAGCCAGGCCGGCGCGTCGACCTTCGTCTCGGGCACGGGCGGCGCGACCTTGCGTCGCTCCTCGTCGTCGTCGTCCATCTCGGCCACGTAGGAGTCGATGATGGCCCGCGCCTCGTTGACGATGTCCTCGTCGAGGTCAGCGGTCTGTGGCAGGCGCGACGCCGCGGCGCGCAGGCCGCTCGACAGCACGTACAGCTCGCCGTCGATCACGTCGGCGATGCCGAGCTTATAGCTGCCGCGCAGCTCGGGCCGCTCGTCGTCGTAC